GCGGGCACAGCTTCGCGAACGCCTCCGCATAGGTCGTTGTGCTTATATCTATAGCAGACGGTTCTCCCTTTACAGGGTCGCCGTCCACTCGACGTTTCCCTCGTCGTCCTCGTCGGCGTCAGGCAGCAGATAGCGCAGAGCGTTGTTGTACATCTCTGCCAGCTTTTGCAGCAGCTTGTCCTTGTCCTTCATGCGCTTGTACATCTCGCGGATCACATAGCTGCTCGTGCGCTTGTGATGCTCCAGAAACGCGCCCGCCCAAAGCTGCTCGATGCGCGTAGCGGGCTTATCGCCCATGTCGTTCACGTTGAAGCCGCTCGCTTCCATCTGCTTGACCGTATCCGGCGTATATTCCAGACAGTAGGACTTGCCCTCGTATTCAAAATTGATCTGATTGACAGCGTTGATATCCATGGTGATATTCTCCTTAAACGATTATTTTTTCAAAGATGGGCGGGGGCGAACCCCCGCCCTGTTTAGATCAGACTTCCTTCACAAACAGCTGGGACATGGTCAGGACAACGGTCATGTTGCGGACGGTATTCGCGTCGCCGCCGTTGACAAAGACATCCAGATAGCCCTTGCCGACGAACTTACCGTTGTGGCCGTCCGGGGTGATGCCATCGGAGCCCGCGCCGAACCACTCGGCAACGTCCAGTTCCTGCCCTTTAAGGGCCTTGATGGTGTCGTACACAGCGGAATCGTAGTTCAGCGTGTACTGCTTCTGCTCGTTGGCCTCCAGGCCGGGGATGTAGGTATGAGCGGGATCGCTCTGGGTAGTCGTCTCTAGCTGCTCGGGAGCCGCGCCGAGGTCAGGGTCAGTCTTGAAATCGAACAGCTTAGCCCACGTCAGGGTGCCGGTGCCGGTGCCCTGCATGAAGTAGGACTGATAGGTCGAAATAGCCATATCTCATTACCTCCTATAGATAGTTTGGTCTTTCCCCACAACGGCCTGATACCGGGCCGTCATGCGGTAGATCGTCGCGTCGTTCATGTTGGGAACAGGATTCAGATAAGTGCGCGTAAAGCCCATCTGCGCAAACTGGTCATCGATCAGCGCGATAATGGCCTTTGCTTGCGCTTTCTTGCCCGTGTTCAAGTTACTGAATACATCCACCTGGTACATCACGTTGGCAAAGTTTTCGATGGTCTGGGTGTCGCGGCCACGCATAAGAACATAGTTGTCCATCTCTGCGATCAGCACGGCAGGGAACCGGGGCGGTTGGCTGACGTACTCGCCAGCGACATAGATTTTGTCCGCGCCGTATTCATCGCGCAGAGCGGATGCCACAGTCGTAAAGACTTGACTTTCTATGTCGATCATGACGCGAACACCTCCCTTGCCGTCTCCTCGATCATGCCGCGCAGGTCTTTGGCCGTGCTGAACATCGCCATGCTGGGCGGGTTGCCTCGGCTGAAATGCAATTGTTTGTCATCGCCGGTAAACCACCAGTAGCCGGGATTTGGAACGTGCGTCTGCCCGGGATAGGTGCCCGGACCGTAACCAAATTCGCCCGCCAGCTCATGTCCTTCACCGATCACACCAGCGCCAAATTCGAGGATAAGTACGGTCTTGCCGGTCGCCACTACAGCGCAATGGCTCCCGCCAGATTCTTCAAGGTTTACGGACACGTACTTCGTGCCGTTATACTCCGCTGCCGCAAACTTCACGCTTGCGATGTCCACGCCCTTTTCCGCAAGTCTCAGCACAAGTTCGTTTGCCTTGTCCTGTACCCACTTCTTGTAGGCGCGTACTTCTTCGATAGCGGCCCCGATGCTTTCCGGCGACAGGCGTATGCGTATGGTTTTACTCACGATACGCTCACCTTGCTAATCGCTATCACAGTGCTGCCGAAGTTCGGCAACCCGCGCCCGACCTTACGCACGATGTAGTCCCACGGAGTTACGATCTCGCCGTCTGCGTTGACTTTCAGTGCGCCGTTTTCGTCAAGTTCGGGTTCAACGTCTATCCACAGCACCGCGTATTCGTCAATCGGGGTGTCCCTGTCGCCTGTCACGATCACCTTGTCGTACTGGTCATCGTCGCCAAACTGCCGCGTCACAACGTCGCCCTTCGCGGGTGAGATATTGCCGCTGGTCTGAACAGGCTTTCCGTATGTGGCAGACGTTCCGACCTGATTCCCGTATTCGTCGTACTGCTCAACAGTTGCATCGTACAGCGCATACCAGAACGTCTGTTTGTTCCTGAAACACGTCCTGCTCATTGCAATCACACCTTCGCGTAGGGGATCACGTTTGCGCGGATGTACCGTACCATGTCGGAATAGTTGAAGTGCCGATGGATGCCGTTTTCGATGCTCGTGATCTCGCCCTCCATGCCGCGCTGGGTGAACCCGTTCACCACGGCCTGAACCTGTGTGATCTCATAGGCGGGTTCAACGTCATCCGGCATGGCGTCCGGGTTGTAGCTGAACCGCCACTGGAGAATCTCGGTCTTGGCAAGGTTCAGATAAGACGTGATCGTGTCATCGTCCGGGGCGTCCGGCCCCATGATGGTTTTCACCATTGCCAGCTTTTCCTCGGTGGTCATCCATCAGCACTCCTTCCCTACTTTTCTTTCACGGTTTTCCCGCCCCGTTTGACCGGGGCGGGTTCTTTCGCTTCTTCCTTCGGCTCCGGGATGATTCCCACCGTGACGGAACCGTCAGGATTCTTGCGGATCATCAGGCGTGAGACACGTAGATGCCGTTGGTCTTGTGGGACAGCACCCACGCGCCATGAGCGAACCGCATGTTCAGCTTCCAGGCGTCGGCCTCCTGATTGACCTCGGGGCTGAAGATACGCGGGACGTAGTGCTTCATCACCTGGAGGACAGCGGACGGATGGATAATCATGTAGTTAATCGCCTTGCCCGTGGTCGCGGTCGGCGTATAGCCGCCCGCAGCGCTGGAAGTGCTGGGGTTCGCCAGCGTGATGCTGGTCTGGAAACGCGGCTGGGGAACGCGGATGATGCGCATGTCGTTGTAGATTTCAACGCCATAGTTGACGTTGTTCTCGCCGTTCATCACCATGCGGGTGATGCCAGCCTTAATCAGGCCGTATACAGCAGGAGACACGAACAGGATGCGTCCCTCATAGGGAACCTCGGCGTTGTCCAGCGCAACGGAAGCGGCGTCGATGGAAGCGATGGTAGCAGCACCAGCGGACAGGGTTTCAGTCGTGACGTTCGAGGCAGCAGCGCCGGAAGCGTACTGTGCGAAGCGGAAAGCGTCCACTTCGGGAATGACGTGCTGACGCTCCACGGTGGACAGCAGGGAACCAAAGGCCATGCCCAGGGTTTCGTCGTTGTCCAGAACGTCGATCATGTAGCTACGGCCACGGTCGGTCTCCAGCACGTATGGCTGCCAGGTGCCGGTAGCGTCGCCGGGAACAAAGCCCGCGTTGCGGTCATAGTTGCCCATGCCGACAGTCTCCAGGTTGAAGATGTTCACGGTGTTCGCGCCCGTGAAGTTCACGAACTGGTTGGCCGTGTCCAGAATCGCGGACTTGGAATCCTGCTTGTAAATCTCATCCAGGAACGGCGCGTACTTCGCAGCCAGAGCGATCTGGTTTGCGACAGGCGCGGTAACGGTAGTCGCCATATCTCATTACTCCTTTACGATTTGATGGGTATGCCCATCCACTGCCTGATCTTGTCCTCCTCGGACTTGACGGCGGTATTCGTGGTGGGCGGTGTGCCGGTGGACAGGTTCGGCTGGCGGTTCAGCGCTTCGTTGTTCAAGCGCGTGACCGTCGCGTCCACAAAGTCTTTAAGGCAGTCGAACACGGAATCCATGTCGCCATCCGCAAGCGCGGCAGCGGTCTTGCCCGCAAGGTCAGCGTCCATGTTCAGCGCAAGGCATTTGCCCGTGTAGTCGCTGACGCGCTTTTCCTTGCGCAGCGTTTCCAGTTCTTCCCGCATGGCCTGTTCCTGCTCAGCGCGTTCAGCTTCGGCGGCTTCGGCAGCATCCTGCTTCGCTCGAAGCTGACGTTTGTACTCTGCGGCCTGGCTATTCGCACGGGACAGCGCGGCTTTCAGCTTCTCGACCTCTGGGCTGTCCGAATTTTCGGACTTGACAGGCTCGGTCTTTGCGGGTTCGGTCTGTTCAGTCACAGTCTGCTCAGTGGTGACAACATTGTTTTCGTCCATGTTCTTTCTCCTTTGCGTTTAACAAGGCGGTTCACTCCGCTCTATCCGGTTTTTGCGTCTATCCTTGACGTTCGCGTTTTAACGACTTCCCTGTCGATATGTGAATGGCTATTCGTAAGTTAGCCAACACAAACAATTACAATCCTGTTCGGGTACTCCCCATTCGCCGGGGTACAATGTCCGCTCGCCGCCCGGCGCGTAGAAATATCCGTCAAGCGGGGCTGATACGCCGTCCAGCCAGATATGGTCATCACGGCTGGTGTCCAACATCATGCAATGCCATACCTTCGTAGTCTTGCCAGCGGCCTTTGCCGCGTCATAGGCGGCAGCGTTTGTGTCCCTGTGGGCTTCGGTTGACGCTATCCGCGCTATGTCGTACAGCGTCCCGCCGTTGTCGTAGTAGTCCCAAACACGGTCAACCCACGTCTTGCCGTCAATGCGCTTGTAGAGCGTTTCCTCGACGGTTTCCAGCGGCGGCTGCTCAACCCCTACGCTATCTACACCCATTGCGTATGCCAGCAGGAACAGGTCAAGCAGCTCATCTATGATGTCCTCTGCGTCCTGCCTTGACGCGATCTTGCCCTCATCGTTGAAGTGAACCTTCAACCTGTCCTCCATGGCATTGATCTCGTCAATCGGGAGAATCGTCATTTTCGGCTCCCCCTCGCCTGCCAGTAGCCGCTGATCCATACGCCGCCGCGCTTCTTGCCCGCACGCTTGCGATCCTGCGCGTCGCGCTCCTCATCCGTCATCGAGGATTCCTCGCCGCCCTCTGCGGCCTGCGGCTCCTCCTCATCATCGCTGGTATAGCCGGTGCCCTCGCTCTCGCCGTCACCGCCCGCACTCGTCGTATTGCGGATGCCGTTCGCGCCCTCGATCTGCGGATTGTCGGGGTCGCCCCACATCAGCTTCAACCACTTCTCCGACATCTTGATGTCGCTCACCGGGTCGTTGCTCACGCCCGACTTCGCGGCCGCAAGTTCGGGATGCAGGCCCGATGCAATCAGTGTGTTAAACGACTGCGCCTTGGCCTGGATGTTTACCGTCTCGCCGTGGTCGATGTGCAGTTCAAAGTCGTTGATGTCGATGTCCAGCAGGCCCCGCCGCTTCAAAATCTCAATGAAGATGCGGTCAAACTGCCGGTTGGATTCCTTGAACAAATCCTCGGTGTTTCGCGCCGCCGTATCGGCCTGGAACCAGCCCGTAGACGCCAGCACGGCGCTCCCCGTCGTGTCATACGTCCTGCCGTGGTCACCCACAATCGGCATGGCGCAAATCCTGTAAACCTCGTTTTTCAGATGGTCAATCAGAACCTTCGTCT